ATTCTCTGACCACACATACAGACAAGCACCATACCAAGACTGTAGTAAAGAAGAGTATGAAGCATTCTTTAAGAAAGCAATGAAGAAGTTTGGTATCTCGTCTCCTGCTGATCTCAAATCAGAAGAAGAGAAGAAGAAGTTCTTCGATTACGTTGACAAGAATTATAAAGGCGAAAAGAACGAAGAGACTGAAATCGAAGAAGGCAACGAATTTAGCAAAGCACTTCGCACTGCTCGCAAAGAAGGTAAGTCAACCTTCAATGTTGATGGTAAAGAATATACCGTCGAGGATTATGACGAAGAAGAGGAAGACTAAATGCTACTTATCACCGAAGTAAATGATAACGTCAACTTGATCACAGAAGGAACCGATGGTTCTAAAGAATATCATATTGAAGGTATCTTTATGGAGGCAGATAAGAAGAACCGCAACGGTCGTGTCTATCCTCAGAAGATTCTTTTCAACGAAGTCAAGCGTTACAACGAAGACTTTGTTTCCAAAAACCGAGGCATGGGTGAACTAGGTCACCCCGATGGTCCAACCGTTAATCTTGAAAGAGTCTCTCACATCATCAAGGAACTTAAGACTGACGGCAACAACATTACCGGTAAGGCAAAGATTCTTGATACACCATATGGTAAAATTGTAAAGAACCTGATCGACGAGGGCGTTAAGATTGGCGTTTCCTCCCGTGGAATGGGTTCTCTTAAAAACGTAGACGGCGTAAACGAAGTCCAAGATGACTTCATGCTTGCCGCAGTAGATATTGTCGCTGACCCATCTGCTCCCAACGCATTTGTTGAAGGAGTCATGGAAGGCACAGAGTGGGTTTGGAACAACGGAGTTCTTGAACCCAGACACATTGAATCGTATCGTGACAGGATTCAAAAAGCATCGACTCGAAGTGAGATTCAAGAAGCGAAGTTGTATGCCTTCGCTGATTTCCTGTCAAAGTTAATTTAATTATAGATATCAAAGAGTTAATAAGGAGCAGATAATGACTCGTAAAGACCCAATTGAAACAGCGAAGGCAATTCTAGAAGGCAAGTCTTCGACCAACGAAATGAAAATGGATGCCAAGGAAATGAAAATGGAAATGGCAGCAATGAAAGAAGCAATGATGAAGGAACTTCATGATAAAGACGCTTCTGAAGAAGAAGTTGCTGAAATGATGGACAAGATGGAAGCAATGTCCTACAAAGAAATGAAAGAGATGATGGCGAAGGAAGGCATCAAGTACGAGATGGAGATGGACGAAGAGTCCGAAGAAGATCTCGAAGAAAAGAAGTCCGTCAAAGAAGAAGATGACGATGACGACGATGATGATGACGACGAGGATGAACTCGACGAAACCGCTGTCCCCGCCGAACTCAAGAAGAAGGGTCTTGATAGTAAACCAGACGCATCCCGTGCTGAAATGGAAGGCGATCTTGAAACTCTCAAGAAAGCAAAGAGCATGAAGAAGGTTGATGCTGGTAAACCCAAACCATCTGCTGCTTCAGGTAAGATCGAAAAACCTTCCATGAAGGAAGATCTCGACGCTCTCTTTACTGGCGAAGAACTCACCGAAGACTTCAAAGAGAAGGCATCGGTTATTTTCGAGTCTGCTATTAGCATGCGAGTTGAAACACTTCGTGAAGAAATCGAAGCAGAGTCTGCTGCTCAACTAGAGGAAGATAAGGAAGAGTTCCGTGAAGAACTATCCAGTAAGATGGATGACTATCTCTCCTATGTTGTTGAAGAATGGATGAAGGAAAATGAACTTGCCATTGAGCGTGGTCTCAAGGGTGATATTGCTGAGTCCTTCATGACTGGTCTTAAGGGTCTTTTCGAGGATCACTACATCAGCGTTCCTGATGACAAGTATGATCTTATCGAAGGTCTTTATGAAAAGATCACTGGTCTTGAAACTAAACTCGACGAACAATTTCAGAAGAACACTGAACTCAACAAGGACGCTATGGTCTCTCGTTGCATCAATGTCTTCAATGAAGTTGCCGAGGGTCTAACCGAGACCGAAACCGAAAAACTACAGTCTCTCGCAGAGGGACTAGAGTACGAATCTGAGGATCAGTTTAGAGATAAACTATCCGTGCTTCGTGAAAACTATTTTAATAATGTCTCAGAAACCAATGAACTTGCAAATGAAATTGTGGGTGAACCCATTAACGAGTCCGCAGAGGAACACGCCCCCTCACTAGACGGTCCCATGAAGTTCTATTCTGATATGCTAACCCGATCTGCTCGCGTAGAAAAGCAGACCAATTTCAAGGGTTGATTAAACGGTATTTAATTTCCATATTCAAGGAGAAACTACAATGGAAAAGACAGAATTTGTTACCGAACAACTCAGAAAGAAGTGGGCACCCGTTCTCGAACACACTGATATGCCCACAATTTCTGATGACTATCGGAAAAACGTCACTGCTATTCTCTTAGAGAACCAAGAGCAGTATCTTAAGGAAGCAGCACCTACCAACTTTGGTTCCGGTCTTGCCGGTGGTGCTAACACCGATGG